CGAGCAAACATTGTCGGTTGCGTATGGTAATGCTGCACTTCTAGCAGTTATTGAACTAGCTAAAGAAGTTGCCGAGCTCCGCGCAGAGATTAAAGCACTGAAAGGCGAGTAATGGCGTTTGCCCAGTACCCATTTGGTTACGCTCCGTTTGCGTCGTCGCAGCTACAGTCTCCTAACGAGCTGGTAGAAGTTACCGGCGTTGAGGCGTCGGCTGAACTGGGTGCTATTACGGTTGTTACAGATCAAATTCTTGCGCAGACTGGTGTTGTTGGTACGGGTGCAGTTGGCATTGTCTCTATATACGCGGCGGCAAACCTAACTCTTACGGGAACTTCAGCGTCAGCCCTGCTTGGGTCGGTCTCGCTTGTTACAAATAACATCCTAGCGCAAACAGGGGTTGTCGGTACATCCGCCCTAGACACAGTCGTTGCAGAGGCTAAAGCTGAAGTGTACGCCGTAGCCGTAGTGGGTACGTCAGCGTTGGGCGCCATATCGCTAGTAACCAACAACATCATCTCTGTTACTGGGATTGGAAGTACTACAGCACTAGGCACCTCAGTTATACGTGCGACGGCGGAAATATACCCGACCACCGTGCTGGGAACAACGGCGCTGGGAACAGTCGCTACTATTAGCAAGGCAAACGTCTACCTAACAGGGGTTTCCGCCGAAGGCTATATTGGTTACACTAACGTCTGGGGATTGGTGAACACGTCGCAGACGCCAAACTGGACCGCCATATCAACATAAGGCAACTAAATGAGCAGTACTTATTCACCCAATTTACGTATTGAGCTAATCGGCACGGGCGACCAGTCCGGGAGCTGGGGCACGACCACGAACACCAACCTCGGCACACTAATTGAAGATGGTATTTCTGGGTATGTTGCGGTATCAGTAACAACCGCCAACCAAGCCCTCACAGCAAACAACGGCACAGCCGACCAAGCACGAAACGCAGTTTTAGCGTTGACAACCACTACCGGGGCAAACTTCGCGGTCTACGCTCCCCCGACTGAGAAGACGTACACTGTCTATAACGCTAGCGCCTATACCGCAACGATTTACAACTCCACAGTACTTGGCAACACCACTGCTGCAGGTGCCGGGGTCGCAATCCCAACAGGTAAAACAGTAACGGTTTGGACTAATGGGACCGCCTTCGTTTTCCAGAACAACCACCTTTCCTCGTTAACGCTGGCAACAGATTTAGCTATAGCCGACGGGGGAACCGGAGCATCTTCCGCTAGCAACGCACGTACGAACCTTGGCCTTGCTATTGGCGCGGATGTTCCCTCTCCTACGGGTACCGGGGCTTCAGGTACATGGGCAATCAATGTTACAGGCAACGCCGCTACGGCTACAAGTTCGACAAGTGCGACAAACGCAACGAATCTAGTTACAGCCGCATTTTCCGTTGTAGAGTCTGGGGGTAAGTTATACTTTAAATATGGGGCAACAAATATCGCGTCCCTTGATTCAAGCGGCAACTTTACCTCACTAGCTAACGTAACCGCCTACGGCACACCATAAGGAACTAACATGGCGTTACCAGCATCAGGTGCTATATCCCTAAATCAAGTTAACGTAGAGCTAGGGGCGGGGTCTACATCTACGAGAAGTTTGAACGACTCCACCACACGCACGTTGTTTGGGGTCGCTAGTGGTCAAATTTCTTTATCGCAGGGTTACGGAAAAGCAAACCAGTTTTCGTTTAACATTTCAAGCAACCAAACAAATGCAAACTTGCGCACGTTGGCAGTCAATGCTGGATGGAATCAAACCACAAAGGTTGTTGCAACGGTTAACTCTGGAATTTACATTAGCAGTAACGGCACAGGTACGCCTGCGTTAACTGTGGACGGTTCATTCCCCGGCGGCATTGAGCTTATAAACAGCGGAACAATTGTAGGCAGAGGCGGCAACGGTGGAATTGGTAAAAACAGCGGACAACCGGGCGGCAACGGAAGCGGGGGCGGCCCTGCGTTGTCCGTTAGCTCGCCCGTTTCTATTAACAACGCCGGGACTATTGCAGGCGGTGGCGGTGGCGGCGGTGGCGGTCGCCTTGGCTATAGCAACACAAACGATAAATACGTTTACTACTTCGGCGGCGGTGGCGGTGGCGGTCGGTCTAGCTTGACAAATTCTAGCGGAGGAAGCCCTAACGGTGGCACTGGTACTATAAGTGCTTACGGCAACGGCGGCCCCGGCACAGGAGGCGGTGCAGGTGGCCCAGCCCTCGCTGCCGCACCGGGCAACAGAGGTGGCGGCTGGGGTGAAGCTGGGGTTTCTGGGGGGTATGCGGTTGGCAGTGTAAGAAATGGAAATGGCGGCGGCTCTGGTACCGCCGTGTCGGGCAATGGAAATGTTACTTGGCTTGCCACAGGGACTCGACTAGGAGGAATATCGTGATTACTACATATAAAACAGGAACCCATTTGGGAGCAAGCACATGAGCATAGTTTACACATACACCATCAAATCTGTTGATGAGCCTGCGCGATGCATGGAGGTAGTTTATTCTGCGGACGGCCTCCAAACAATGCACATGGGGGTGCGTCTTCCCTTTGAAGGGGAGTCTTTGGAAAGTGTTATTGAGGCGTTTGCGCCTATTGCTTTGTGGGTGGAAATGGCAACTCCCGTCTATGCCCCAGCAGTTGGCGCGGTCGGGCAAATTACCGCTCCTGATGTTACGCAGGGGGCAGAAGCCGAAGTGTTAGTCCTAACCGTTACATCTGTTAATCCATGATACAGCAAAACCTAAACGTATTTGGCTGGACCATCTGCAAGGTAACGGCTACGGCAGGCGAAAAGTATGGTATAAAAATAGGGGTAGACACGCCAAACACGCATCTAAACCCATACACTCTCTACACAAAAGGGCGTATTACAGGGGTAAGTCGCACTAGCAACCCGACAAAACCCAGAGTCCCCGGCGTTGCTAATGACGTTCTTCCAGACATACTTCCCGCTGACCTGTACACTTTTTTGGTTGAGCAAGACTCGGAATGGTGGTGCTTAGACCGCAGGACAAACAATGATGTTGTCGCGGGTGTAACACCAATTCGCGTAAGTGACGGCGACTTTGTAACGTTTTCTACTGGCGACCTTGTGCTGATCTGCACAGGCGGTGGCGTGTTGGACGGCAATAGCGTATCCGCTGGCAGCGCTTTTTCTATTGACTCCGGCGAGCCAAATTTAGTAGCCTCTGGCGCAGATGTTTATGGTTTGCTGTTTTCCGCGAGGGCGTAAAAATTTTAAACTTTAGCCAGACAAACGCTAAATGCAACGCTGAATACTTGGTTTCTTTTTTGGCAACGTGTTATGCGTTCTGGATTGGCGAGTACAGCTTGGCTGTTTTAGCCTTGCTGATTCATATTCTGGTTATCTCTATTTTTTCAGCGGTAACCCATCGATATTTTTGCCATCGAGCGTACTGCGCCAATCCATCGGTAATGTGGGTGCTGTCCATCATCCCACCGTTGTACGGATTTTCGACTCCAATTCATTGGACTGTGATGCACTCCGCACATCATGAGCACGCAGACACAGACCTAGACCCGCACGTAAAAGGTTGGCGTGGCACATTTACAGCCGCATACAAAGAGCCGCCTATTAAATACATACGGGCCACCAAGTGGTTTACTGATGGTAAGCACAAGTGGGTGTCCCGAAATTCTTTTCTTTTATTGCTAACATGGAACGCGGGGCTGTTTCTTATATCGCCGCAAGTGATGTTGTGGGTTGGCCTAGTGCCAATGTTCACGTTAATTTTTTCAGCCGGGTTGCATAGAACCTTTAGTCATGCCAAAACAGGCATTAGAAATTTGTGGTTTTTAGAATACATTGTGCCAATGGGCGGAGAGTGGTTGCACGACGAACACCACAACAGTGCTAAAAATCCAATTTTTTCAAACCGCTGGTACGAAATAGACACCGGTAGTGTTTTTGTTTGGTTACTAAAAAATAGGAGTAGTTAGTGTTAGCTGGAGTTTTTAAACTATTTGTTCTGGTGCCGGTCATTACTGCGGCTGTAGTGTTTCACTTATTTACGAGCGACAGTTGGCTCCTTACGCTTACTGTTGGTGTGGTGTTGTATTTTCCAATACACCAATTTGGGCAGGCAATTGGGCTACACAAGCTATTTGCGCACAAGTCATTTAAGCCTGTTAGCTGGTATCCACTCGCTGCCGCGCTTGTTGGGTCTATTAGTTTTTTTGGCGACCCTCTGGCGTCTGCAATGACCCACCGGCTACACCACAAATACTCTGATACCGCGCTTGACCCACATAGCCCAACAGTAGGTAGGTTTCATGCGTATATGGGGTGGGTCGTTGCGTGGCGACCATCTACAAAAGATGCTTTAATAATCAGTGACTTAGTAAGAGAATACCCTTGGATGGTCGGCTATCGGCGTATAGAGTGGGCTATACCGGTTGTTTTTCATGGTGCAATGTTTATTTTTGCTGGGTGGTTGTTTTACCCAGTTGCACTGGCCTGCGTGCTTTCAATCCAAAATGGACTTCTACTTAATGCGTTTTCCCACAACCCAAGGATTCTCGGCAAGAATAAAGCTATCGACAGCCCTCTGCTAGCTGCGCTGGTAAACCCAATTTTTTTACACCGGCGACACCACGACAAGGGTGACTTAATGGATTACTCCAACGGAGCAGTTCGTGATTTTGGAGCATTTGTAATACAAAGATTTCTACAGAAAAAATATGATAAAAGCACTGGTGAAAAACGTTGACAGTTCAATGTATGTTTATGACACAGGTCTTGACTTTGGGCGCGAACTTGGGGCTAGAGTGCTTGATTTGTCCATGCAGTGCGCAACCATGTTCCCGGTTAAAAATAATTACAAGCGCGCTGACGAACCTGTAAAACTAGCTAGGCTTATAGGCAAACAAAAAACTAGGGAGTTGTTGCGCCGAGTTGAGCAGATGCAGGCACTTTCCCCGGGTAGGCTTATAGATTTTAGCCAACATTTTTTCCCGGAGCTGTTGGGCAAAGAGTTGATTAGCCTTGCTCCGGAGTGGATTCAAAATTTGTCCGGGGGAGAGCCAGAGCCAATACTCCAAATCTCAAAAGGGGGTGACTACCTTGGTACGCATAAAGGACATAAACGCCAAGCGTCTCTTTTTATGTTGCTTCAAGGCGGCGGCCAAGAGACTAGGTGGTATCGGAATACAGAAGACTTTGAAGTAATTGACCCACTAAGAATACCAGACCACGACAAGATAGAGCATGTAGTTACTGCGGTACTGCAGCCTTATCGGTGGTACGTCTTTAACCACTTTGAATGGCACTCAGTGCACAACTTTGCGGCTCAAAGCGTTCGCGTCAACATGGGGCTTGATTTCAATAACGTAACAGCCGCCGAGCTTGTGAACCAGTTGGTTAGTCGGAGGGCCTAGTAAAAAACCGTTGACTTTGTTAAAATGGGGGTGTACCTTTTTTGGAGTCCCCTCCTCTATGCTTGCTGAACTCGCTATCGCCAACGCTGCGTTTGCAGTTATTAAAGAAACCGTTGCCAATGGTGGAGACATCATGGCGGCGGGGCAGCACCTGTTTAGCTTCTTTGACAACAAAGCGGCGATAGCTAAGAAAGCCAACGCAAGCGGCTCTGATTCAGAAGCGTTCTTTGCACTAGAGGCTATTAAACGGAACGAACAAGAGCTGCAAGAGATAATGATCTACTGCGGGCGAGCTGGGTTGTGGGACGATTGGTTACAGTTTCAAGCTGATGCCAAGCGAAAACGAGATGCAGCGGTCAAGGCTGCAGCACTAGCTAGATACAAGCGCAAAGAACGGATTTGGGCTTGGGTTAACGGTATTTTGATAACGGTGTCTGTTTTGTCTGGCGTGATTGTTATTGCCGTATTGGTGTGGGCTATATATACAAGGGGCGGAAATGGATGAACTTATTTCAATGGTTAAGGGCTTCGCGCCCGGTATTGCTACTGTACTTGGTGGTCCTCTGGCTGGCATGGCAGTTAGTGCGCTTTCTAAACAGCTTGGCGTCAAAGACGAAGTAGATGCTGTAATGCGGGCAATTAACAAAGACCCCGAGGCGGAGGCAAAGATAAAGCAGCTTGAGCACGACAAATTTAAAGCGATTCTTGCGGATAAAAACAGTGCTCGCGAGCGCGAGATGGCTATAGCCTCAAGTGAAAATGCGCCCCTTCTTAACAAGATTGTTACCCCCGCTTTGGCGTTAGGGGTTGTAGGCTTATCGTTCATACTGTTTGCGGTGCTGATCTTCGTGGAAGTCAAGCCCGAAGCCAAAGACATCCTGATTTACATCCTCGGCGTGCTGTCTGCTGCGGTTACACAAATTCTGTCGTACTATTTTGGCTCCAGTGTGGGCAGTAAAGAGAAAGGCGATCAGTTGAGGTCCATTGTGAAATAATTTAGGAGTACGCTATGTCTTTCTGGATACCTGTTGCGTTTATTTGTTTCACTAATGGTGCCTGCGGGTTTGCCAACGGCACCTTAACGGCAACCGCCAACCAATGTGAACAAAAAAATTACGTGCTCAGACATAAACTAGCCACAGACCTAAGCGTTGACGCTTTTGAGCTTACATGCGTACAGATACCTAAAGAAGAGTTTATATGAAACTAACCGCCAACTTCTCCCTTGCGGAGATGACCAAAAGCGAAACCGCCCTACGCCATGACATCGACAATACCCCCGATGCCGACCAGCTAGAGAACCTGACTATTCTGTGCGAGTGCGTGCTGCAGCCTGTGCGGGAGCGGTTTGGTATGGCGGTTAAAGTCAACTCCGGCTTTCGCAGTGTTGAGGTAAACACCAAAGTAGGCGGCTCCAAGACTTCGGACCACTGTAAGGGTATGGCTGCGGACATTGAGATTCCCGGGGTGGCTAACGCTGAGCTTGCCCAGTGGATCGTGGATAACCTAATCTTCCGTCAAGTAATTCTTGAGTTCTACACTCCCGGCGTCCCCGATTCAGGTTGGGTGCATGTCAGCTACAACCTCGGTGACAACAAGAAGCAGGTGCTTACAGCTACTAAAAAAGACGGTAAAACTGTATACTTACCCGGACTCGTTGCTTAAGAGACCTATATGCCACTACAAGCGCTTAAATTTCGCCCCGGGGTC